GGTCAACATGCCCGCCAGCATTTTTTCAATGCGAGGGTAGAAAGGGCTAAGGCATGAGATTTTTAGCCGGTTGTCATAGCTGAGATCATCCTCACGCGGATATTGCGGTAAATATTTCCTATGGCCCTTGCGCAGCGCATAGGTGCCACCCATCAAGGTCTCTAGGAGACTCCAATGGTCGGCCATGTTCATAAAGGCCTGGTTAGGCGAATCCACGGTGCTGACGTTGCCAACACGCTTAGCGCCACCAATCCCAGATGAATACACAGCTAACCCCGCCCAGTGTCCGCAGTTTAGTAAAGCCTAATCCCAGTGGATCGCCCAGCCCGCTCATACAGGGGATTGTATTCGGCCAAAATTAAGTATCCAAGGCCATCAGTCCAGTGTTCAATGTTGGCCGTCTTGTCGATGACGTAATCCTCTGCGCCTTGCTTGAACGTCACGTTTTTCAAGGCTTTGATCGTGTGTTTGCAGCGCGGATGAACAAATAAACGAATGCTGCCCTTGGCGCTTTTGATCATCATATTTGTTGCGTTGATTTTGTCCTTTACGGCCCACGGCGCTTTGGGACTAACGCAACCAAAGCCAAAGCGGCGGATGATGTCGTGATCTGTCCGGCCTGCTGAAGATGTCTTGCGGGCAGAGCCTGTCGGGTCTGGGTAAGCAATGATTTTGCGATCCGGAAACCGTTGCTTGAGCAATGCACACACCTCGTCGGTGTTCGACTGCTTGACAGCTAGCTCATCCCAAATGTGCAGCGTGTCGCCAACCCTGCTGCCCAGAACGCCCGCCATGATGCTGACGTTGAAGTCAGTTCCCCAGAAGATCGGGCCGCCAGTGTCCTTAATGTCTTCTGAGATGTTGTCGTTACTGAAGCCGGGGTAGACCCTGCCGGATAACGTCTCAAAGCTGGCCAGATATTCCTGGCGGAATGTGCGCTCATCGAGCGTGTTGCGTGCCGCCTCGATCTCCTCAGCGGAGACATTGCCACCGTCGATAGTGGTGAACGAAAAGGTGTCCCAGTCGTCTTGGTTCTGGGCCTGTTCCCATAGGTCGTAAAACCAGTTCAGCCCTGATGGTGTAGTGATAAACCAGGCCGGGCCATTTTGATCTGACAGGGCTGGGCGCAAGACCATTTCCCATGCCGTCTGCTTGACGTAGGCCGCCTCATCAACAACCAGGGCTGACAGGCTCACGCCTCGGAGGCTGTCTTCATTGTCAGCACCGCGTAAGGCGATCTCGCTTCCATTGATTAGCTCGATCGACAGGTCGGTTTCATTCTTTTTGGCGATCATGCTGTCAGGCGTCATTGTCTTCAGCTGACGCCATGCGATCTGTTTCGCCATCCGATAGTTGGCGGTGACATACCAGCAGAGGCTGCCGGGCTTTTCCATGGCCCAGCAGATCAGCCGCGTGATGCACAGATAGGTCTTGCCAAAGCGCCGTCCAGAGCAGAGCAGCTTGAAGCGGTGGCCAGCATCCCAGACCTGCCGTTGTGGATCTGTCAGGCCACTGGTGAGATTTGAGACCACCTCCTCTGTGCGGTCATCATCTACAGGCTCAGCGAAGGCGAGGAGGGGCTCTTGTGCTGCGAGGCCGTCTAGCAGCATCAGATGTCAAAGCGCAACAGCTTGGCCTGAGTTTCTAGGGCCTTGATTGCGGTCTGCAGATTGTCGTCACGGCCTGCGCGTTTTTCATATTGCACAAGACGAGAAATCGCAGCGGCCAACCATTCGGGCCGTTCAATCTCTGAGTCTTTAGCGATCAGCTGTCTTGCGCGTGCCAAGTATTCATCAGCTTGGCGAGGTTGGACGCCCCACTCTTTCGCGGCGTATTGCACGATTTCAAAGCGCGAAAATGACTGCAACAACAACTTGTAGACAGTGTTTACGCGCTCTTCGATTTCTACGTTGGTTGACTTCTTTGCCATGCCCTGAAGTTAACAGGGGTTTGGGGCAAGGCTAGCTCAGAAGCGTTCGGGTTGATGGGCTTTGCGCCAGTAGTCAGTAAGGCGAACAACCTTGTCTTCAACAAGGTGCATCGAGCTGACTGTTGCCTTGAACTCCCCGACCATAACTTGAATTGCTCCGTCTGGGAGGTTGCGGATTTTTGGATTTGGCGTAGGCAAGGCTGAGTCGTCGCTCATAGTCAAGGAAGGCACGCAGTTCATTGTGGCGCTGAAGAGCGCGGAGAGATTCTTGGTTCATGGTTTGGAATTGTGGTGTCGGGGGATGGATCGGACCTCAACCCGCCCTGCCTTTCCCGCGCAGCTCTGCGGGTGTTGTATAGCTTTCAGCCTGAGCGGGGGACAGCTCAGGCATCAGGCTCCCCGACGTGTGGCTAGTTATTTACAGCCATCATGCCAAGGGGTGCCGCAGGTGTTGCTGGCGATGATTTGATCGTCCGTTGGCTCCCAGTCCAAAATTTTTTCCACGGCAGGCATGATTTCATTTTCAATGATGTCAACAACCCATGGGGGCTCTGCATCCATTTGATGCTTGCCAGCGTCTTGCTTGAGGAGTAGCTGCATTCTTTTGTGGAAGCTGTAAAGCAAAGCATCGACCCCCATTTCAGTGATGTTGTTGCTCATCATTCGTACTCCTCAACGGTGTAGGAGAAGCCGCAGTCTTTGGCGTCTGCGATGAGCTGATCACGCTCACGCTCGTCGTAGGCCCATTCAGTCCATTCGAGGCGATCGTTGAGCTTGGCCACGACGTAGTAGCGTGTAGCGGGTTCCATGGCTTGAAGCTTTAAGAGGTTTGTAGCTTCAAGCTGATCTTGGTGCTGCTGGAATGACTCGAAAAGGTCGAGCATGTAGTTGTGATGATCCATGGTTGAGGTGGTGTGGTGGTGGCCCTGTCTCTAGGGCCGTGGGTGTGATCAGGCAACGGTGTCAATGAAGGCGTCAACAGCCTCAACACCATCAAGATCCATCAGACGATTGAGAACAATGTCCAGAGCCTGGAAGGGCACCAAAGGCTGGTTGAACATCTGACGGTAAAGGCTGCGCAGGGTCTCGGAATCGAGGGTGGCAACGCGGGCGGTGAAAGCGGTGGCGACGGTCATTTGCTTGAGGTGTTGTGCGGTCTCCCGCTTAATCAAAGTATGGCATACCAGGGGCTGGGTGACAACCCCTGGCAGCAGATCACTTGATGCGGCTGAGAATCTTGCGGCCAACGGGATCGCCGTAAATGGGCATGACTTCGATGACGGTCTGCCAAAAGGTCACGTTGTCGTAAGTACGAAGCTCGTCGACCAGGTAGCCATACTCTTCAAGCTCTTCCATTTCTTCAAGCTGATCTTTGTACTCATTGCACAGGAACTCGCGCTGGGCAGTGGTGAGGAAGGTGGTCATTTGAGGATTGTGGTGTGTGGGATCTCTCCCGATGTCATAAGTATGGCATACCATCCGCAGAGGGTCAACCCTCCGCTGCTAACGCGCAGATCACCGTGCAGATGATCGGCTCAAGCTGGTGCCTGGGGATGCCGCTGTATTGGCGATTGACAGCGGTGATGGCGCGATCGATGCAGTCGCGGCCATTGCCAAGCGATGCGACGCGCTGCGGATATAGAACGCGCTCACGGATCAGCTGTTTGCGGGACATGCCGTGGGCGGCTGCCTCCATGTTCAGCCTGTTGCGTTCCTCAGGCGTGGCGTCAAATTCAATGCGGCTCAGGTTGCTCATCAGAAATCAAAGGGTTGAGGTTCAAAGGTGGCAGGCGGCGCAAAGTCTCGCGGGCTTGGCCCCGCTTCGACTTGCTCAGCCTTGGGTTGATCGCGCAGGAGATTGCGGTGGGTTTTGCTGATGCTGCCGGGTGGTGGCGTGTCGAGATCTTCCAGCGTCCAGTAACCCTTCGCAATGCCATCGCGCAGGGTCTTGATGGTGCTGGTGATGTCCTGTAGTGGGTTCATCAATAGGTACGGCTGGCTTTGTACTCAGCATCCGCTAGGGGATGCAGCAGGAACCTGCCAGGCATGATGCCTTCAACGGATGGGCAATACGTGCAGTAGCGGCCCAGGTGATCGAAGCGACCCATGCAATACGGCGCAGCAGGCCGCACGCGGCCATCCATCTGATTCAGGGCTGATTCCATGTCGCCTGCACGGATCGCCTTGAAGTCAGGCATGGCCCCTTCCTTGGCATTCATGGGGACAACGGCAAAGACGAAGTGCTCGGCGGCTTCAGGTTCAAACAGTTTCATCAGAGGAACATGGAGGACTTGGTGGGCGCAGGAGCGTTGTCTTCGAGGTAGACGGCGTAGCACTCATCCCGCAGCCAACGGAAGCAGTCAGGCAACGGCGAGGCAAACTCTCCGACGCCCTGCCGGGATCGGATGTCCTCAATGGCACCGTCGATGGCACGCATCAGATCATCAGGTTGTAGCTCGCCGGGGACAAGCTGGTTCCAAAGCTCTACGGCCTTGGGTTTGGACTGACCATTTGCGCGATGCCGACAGCCTTGATACC